TCGCACCACGTTTAGCATCAGCTCTATTTGCTGACTTTTTCATTGCATCATATTCATCTTGTGAGTATATGACTCCTGTCTTCTTATCCCTATAACCTTTCAATCTTGCCTTTTGCGATTGCCTCAATTCTTCTGCAGTCATCGCATTCTTATCAAACATAGAATTGACACCTTTAATATCCTGTATCAATTTCCATGGCATTATCATATACTGAGCAGTCTTTAATGCTGCTATACCACCAATTATCTGAAATACTCCGATAAAACGACGCATTCCCCTTTCGACAGCATTCTTGTCACTAAGGTCTCCAAATACGTTACTTAAACCTCCTATCACACCACCCATACCAAAAGTGGCTATCTTAAATGCAAACTTACCTAGAGTGAAGAAAAATTTGACTAATTTAGTTACTTGCTCTGGATTTTTCTGAATAAAGTCTAATGCACCATATATGACAAACCACTTGACCATCGTGCCCAGTGTCTTACTGAGCATACCCATGAAACTCTCTATGGGTTTACGAATAGCACTAAACCTCTTATCTGCTTGCTTTGCTCCTTCCTTTGCACCCTTCTCTGAAACTTGCTCTGCCTTCTTTCGTTTTTTGAAACCAAACATCTTCTTAAGACGTTTTTTCATGTCTTTGAAGAATTTGTTTTTCTGTTTCTGTCCCTTCCTTATAATAGTAACCTGTCTATTTCTACTATCTGAAAGATAATCTGCTTGAAATTTTAATAAAGTTGACTGTGCTATTACATTCTGCTGAATAGAATCGGTAACAACTCCTGCACGATTAAGACCTGTTCTGAGCTCATTAAAAGCGTCTCCCACCTCAGTCTTGGCGGAAAACTTATTGATAGTAACAAATTTCCTTAATTTAGCTGCCATCAGAGAGACATACGATTACTTTCTGCTTTTTGCCTTCGCTCTTCCTCTTGAATGAATGCTAAGAGGAGATTAACATAAACATCACGCTCCCATGGCATCATATTCTCTAGCTCAGTGAGACTATACTTATGATGCTGCATCAATGCGAAGTTAGTCTTGTAGTAATTCTCAAGACTGTCATGCATTAATGCTACTCGAAAAAAGACGCTAACCCTTCTAAAACTACTTCACTTTTGACTTTGGTCTCTGGGTTATATACCTCAATGGTATGCTGTAGTTTAGGCATAGTCTCAAAGAAATTCTGTATTAGAGCAAATTGCTCAGAATTTAGATTCTCTAGAAACTCTAGTGCTTCTTTATGGGAGAAAGAGTCATAAACTTCTTCATCATCAAATACTTGGTCTATACACTTAGCTGCCATCTCAAAGATGTCATCTACAGTAGGATTCTCACTCATATTCTGTTGAATAAACGCATCCAATGAAGGATACTTCATCACAATACCAATTTTGTCATCAAGTTTAATCTTCTTGTCATGACCATCAGGGACTTGGACTTCTACTTCTTCCAATGGTATTTGGACTGGAATAGATGTCTTTTCGTCATCTGGTGCGGTGATTTTAAATTCACTAATTTCACCAACTGCTTTTGCTCTAATACGAAGGAAGATGTATTCAATCTCGAAAGTAGCGAGTTTATCTACATTGCTTTTTAGATTAGTGCAGTTTTTGATGATAGTTTTAACTGCCTTTACCATTTGCTTATTGTCTTGCGACTCCATTGCAAGGTAAAGTAATTTCTCTTCTTTTACAAGAAAAGGTCTATACGTAACTTTTGTACCTGTAAGAGGTAACTCCAACTCATACTCAGGTATGGCTAATTTAGGTAATGGCATAATGAAACATTATTATAATTTTATTTAGACACCCACAGAGGCAACATCTTTCTGCTCTAATACGAATCCTAGTTGATTTGCAATCTCAGTTGTGTTACTGACTTTGACATCTTTCATTCCTACTTTTCCAAATGCAGCGTTTTTATTGCCAATCTTATCGAATCTATACCTCTCAAAGAAGAAGTTTACATTTAATTTAACTAAACCAGTAGGACCGTTGTCAAATGACATCTCTGACATATCATATGGGAATGCACCATACATTTGCCATACAGCAGATGAGCGATTCAATCTAGCATATCCTGCACCTTTCTTGTTTGTAGGGTCGCTATATACCACATTTGAAGCGTTTTCCCATTTAATAACTGATATATTAGATGTATATTCTTCATATAAACCAACTCTATTCTCTGCATCTGATGCTGTGCTCTGCATCCATGTCTCAAAGAAATCACGATGATATTGGTCTTTTGTTACTAGAAATTCTATTTGTAAGTCTCCAAATGCTGTATTAGTAGCATATTTACGAGATACACCAATATCTCTAACCTCACTGGTAGTAACCCTTCTGCCAGGTACAGTTACAGCACTTGCAAAGTAATTCATAGCATCAACATGCTCTAAATTATTTCTTTCTGTGCCAAAAGTAGACTCCTTTAGTAATACTGAAGCTGGTATCTGCACTCTGACTTCAAACAAGTTAGACTTCGAGGGTGTCTTATACCCCGACATCACTTGGTCTTGGAATCTCTTAAATGAATTTGGCATTAGAGTCTACTCCATATAAAACTACTGGGAATCTCGACATATCTACCCATGACATCCCTAACAAACTGCTCAACTGGTAATGGTGTGAAGTTAGCAAGCTCCTCTTTAGGGACTATGTACATATTTGTAGCACTTGACATGAAGTATTTATGGTAACATCGCTTAGGAAATGCTTGTGTGCCTGATGACCACGAAGATGCTACTCCCTGTCTGACTGATGGACGTAAATAATGTAAATTTCCACCAGAAAACTGCCTTTTATTGAAATCTACATCACTAACGAGTGTCATAGGGTATGTATCAAAGAAAGGTAGTAACTCTGTCTGTGCTGCATACTGATAGAATATAATATCACCCACTCCAAGTATTCCACTAAACGGCTCAAGTTTATCTACCAACCGTGCACGATACCACTCTTTGCTTTTAGTAGCACCTCCTGTTTCATCTTTTATGTCGGAGAAAATACTCATACCTTTAATTCGTGCTCTGTAAGTATCTTGAATTGCATACGACGGTCTTTACAATACTCAATCGCTGCTTTCCATTTTGCCTCGTTTACACAGTATGTCTTAACTTCTGTTAGATACTTCTTTGTAACTCTGCGTTGTTTTTTGGGAGGTGACGTCTGCTTATGAGGCTTGACCTCAATGACAAACTTCTCTGTCCTCCCAGTTTTAGTCCTTGCTCTGACATAAAAGTCTGGGAAATAGCGATGAACCCGCCTATCGACAGGACTGATATAAGGTATAACGATTTCTTCACTGCCCCACTCTATTACATTTTCGTTTCTGTCGCACCAGACCATAAACTTCCTTTCCCATAAACTCCTATAAATAATGTTAGTCGGGTCTCCTTTGTATTTGAATCTGTTGGTTGGCTTGTATTTTCCCGAATAAGACATAAATAACAAAATGGCAGTAGGTACTTGGGACAATCCTTATGGAAGCGGCTTAGGCGGGGGTGAAACCCTTGTGTTCCCTCGTAGTAAACCCTACGGTGCTAACTCAACATCTGCACAAGACGCAATATCAAAGGATAAAACAAATGGTACTGAGGTAGTTGACTACCTTAAGATTACTATTTATGACCCAAAGGAAGGTAATAATAGTAGTTATAATAACTCTAAGAAGAATTTAGCAAACAACGATAAAGTAAAAAGAAGTATATATCTATATCTACCAAATAAACTAAGAGAAGGATATCAAGCAAAGTATAATGGTGTAAAGTTAGGACCTTTAGGTGTAGGAGCAGTTGGTGCTGCATCTGAAGCGATAGCTGCAGGAGGTATCGGTGATAGTTTCAAAGATACTATTTCAAAAATGGCAGAATCTGGAAAATCTGTAGCAGGGTATGGTATTGGAGCTGATGTTATCAATAAAGTGCTTAAATTTGGTGGTGGCGGTAATATAGGTGCAAATGAATTAGCAGCATTAACCACAGGAAAAGTATTCAACCCATATGAAGAGACTATATTTCAAGGTGTAGAGTTTAGAGACCATAAGTTTGATTTCTTGTTTGCACCCAAGAATGCATCTGACGTAGAGACTGTTGTCAGTATAATAGAAGCATTTCGTGTTGCTATGCTCCCAGGAAAGGATGACAGTATGTGGTTGACTATACCTGATTACTTCAGAATTGAAATTGTCAGATTAGTTTCTAATGAAGAGGAAGAAACACTGTATCCTCAATCTGGTAATTCAACAAATAAAGGTGTCTTACAGAAATTGATGCAATTTCCATCTAAAATGGTTTTGACTAATATGGATGTGGATTTATCTCCATATGGTCCGTATACGTCTCTTAAGACAAATGACCCCTTGAATAGCTCATATGACTTCGGTCCTGTTGCATATAACATGAGTTTATCATTCAAAGAAACATCCCTACTTACTCGTCAGAGTTATGGATACGATACTAGAGGAGAAAAATCATGAGTAATTATTTTTCATATTTACCAAATGTATATGTAAGGACAGCAACGTATCGTCAGAATAACGTTGACCCATACATCCTTACTAAGAATCTATTTCGTAGAGTCAAAATAAGAGACGATGTAGAAGGTTTTATCACTGGTTTTACTCAATATACTATAGTAAACAATGAAAGACCTGATAATGTAAGTATGAAAATGTATGGTGACCCAGAATATGACTGGGTTATCTTGATGACAAATAATATCACCAATCTATATGATGAATGGCCTATGACAGAAGATGAGTTATACAAATATTGTGTTTCTACATATGATAGTCCAGAAGGTATCCATCATCATGAAAGTCAAGAGGTAAAAGACCAAAATGGCAATATTATATTAAAAGCAGGATTGACAATACCTCATAATTTTACATATAGACGTCCTGATGGGACGATGGTACCTCCCTCAGAGTTGATTGTGCCAATTACTAACTATGAGCATGAAGCAAAGAAAAATGACTTCAAACGCAATATTTACGTATTACGCAGACCCTTCTTAACTACATTCTTAGAAGAATTCCAGTCACTTGTCGAATATGAAGATTCTAGAGAAGTTGATGATAATACAGGTTTCAAGAAAACAAGAGACGCTATCAAGGAAAACTTCATACCTGTCAAACCTACATATTCCACAAATATTGGTCAAACACCATCTGTCGATTTTGCAGTGCAACAAGACTTTGGAAATATTACAGTTGATACCTCAGGTGCAACTATTGAGGAAGGACAGCAACTTGCTGACGGTAGCACAACAGTAACCACAGGTACACAAACAAACGCTGCTTCAACATCGTCTAATACAGCGATTACAGAAACAGCGTCTAATACTACAGATTCTTCGTCTTCTTCATCTTCCAGTAGCAGTAGTAGTGGAAGTAGCGGAAGTAGTGGGTCTAGTCAGGGCGGTTATGGCGGTTATTAAGTTTTCTTGGTAGGTAAAATATACAATAAGATAACACCCAGAATGCAATCACAAAAAGCAAGTGCATTAATCTGTAGGAGTTTACTATTAATCCTAGTGTTACGAGAGCTATCCAAGTGTAATCTAGAGTGCCATGAAGACGATACCACCGATTCTCACCAAGTTTCTTAATTACCTTCTTTCTTAGATTATCAAAGAAAGGAGATACATGCCTCATCATAACAAAACCCTCATTTAAGACCATGAGGGTGAATCCTATCCAGAAAATCATATTCCGTTCCAGAAGTTATCTGTTGGTGTTGCCATATTCCTTGATATAAAATATAAACCTACATTACATAAAAACCAGTAAATGTTGGTTATCCATGCTTGTCTCCAACAATATTTTCTATTGCTTTGGACTATATACATGTTTCTCTCATTCATTGATGTGTCAGGAGATAAAGGTCTGACTTTAAGATATTGCTCTAGTAGTAATGAAATGACAAAACCTATTGCAAAGATGTAAAATAACAGGTTTAAAAACCCTGCTGCTGTGAATAAGAATGGTAACATTAATATCTTTCGGGTATATTTGGTCTATGGTCTTTAAACTTATCATGATTACCGTCCCCAGGCATCTTACCGTAAGCAACATATTGTATTGCTTGCATTGACCCTTCTAGACGTTTTAGGTCATTTTCGTTTTTAATATACTCTTCATACCATCCTTTTAATTCATCTTGTCTGGCAGAGAGTTGCATTGTGCGTTTTGTAAAACGCTGAATTAGTTGCTCGTAGTTTTCTACAGGTTTAGTCACGTTGTCTCCAATCATCAGGTTTTTTGCGGTTAAACCAGTCACCGATATCGTCGGCACTGTCGAACCCATTCCTCTGGTCAGATGGGTCGGGTTCGCCTAATCCCATCTTATTCAGAAAATCATCTGTGCTACCATCCCTTATATCAGGGTTTGCTGCTTTCTGACGTGCTTGTCTCATCCACGTTGCAGCAGTAGTATGTTTCTGTGCTAATTTTTGTGCCCATATCATCTCTGTCAAATCTACTTCTTTTCCTTGAGCAATAAGTTTGCAAACTTTTTCAAGTCGCAAGCGATATTGGGTTGATAGCATTTTAGGTCTATTTTAGTTTTGCATTCAATTCACTAACTTTCTCATATTCCGCTTTTGCAGCGTCTGAGCGAGTTTGTAGAATTTCATGTATATCAGCAAGAATGACTTCATTCTCGACATACTCGTCAAAGTATTTATCGAGCGATTCTTTGAGATAGCGGTATCTATGCCATTCTGGTGAATACGGTTTGTAGTGTGTCATGATAATTTTATGAAAAACCCTACAGGGCAATTTTTACCCCGAGTTTTTTTTCGACCTTTTTTTAAACTAAAAGTCAAATAATATATGGGTCAATGATGCTCGTGGTAACCACAAGGTACAGTAATAATACGTGAGCGGTGCTCAACATACCCTTCTGAAAAATATGTGGGGGATAACCACGACCCAGGTACCCATACTCTTTCTTTAATAACTCTTTCTTCCATACATCGACGAGGACCCTCGTAATGATGCGGTGGATAATAACGATGAGTATGATGATGATAATGGTTGCCATACTCGACAAACGGCTCCCAGAATTCCTTCCAAGTAAGTGCCTCTGCTGCGGGTGCAACAGTTAAAGATGCGAGTAAAGCAACCAGTATTTTCATTAGTCGTTTTCAGCTAGTGATGCAAAGTAATCAAGGTCAGGACTTGTTGGAGTCTGACTTAACTCTTTAACTTTATCACCAAATCCACTGGGTGTGGGAGTTTGTGTGACAGTTTCTTCAGCGTACACTGCTTCATTTTCTTCTCCATCAAATGAGCGGACGGTAGCACGAGCAGACTTATTCAACACAGTGTTGAGTCTCTCTTCTAGTTGCTCATATGATTTAAAGTTGGCAGGGTCAGTAAACTCTTTAAGAGAGTGTTGTGACTTCCAAATTTCCTCCAACTTAGCATCATCAAATCCTCCAAGTGTGGACACAGGTGCAAAATCAGACTTATCATAATTCCAATACCCACCGATTGTTTGTATCTTGATACGGAAGTCCGCACCTTTCCACATATCAAATGGGTTGATAGGTTCTTCATCCTCGAATTGAGGTTGCATAGAACTCACAATCTTATCATGTATCTTCTTGCCATACTTGTATAGGAAGACCTTTCCTTCATTATCTGGGTTGAGTTGGTCTTTAATGACATAGATGTTGCTGTAGTAGGAGAGTTTCCTCTTCTGTTTACGAGCGGTCTCTTTGTCTTGGTCTAGACCAGAATTCCAAAGAGTGCGATTCAACTCACCAACAGGGTCTTTTTGTCCCAATGTTGTAAGTGAATTTTCAATATACCAACCGCCTGCACCTTGGAATGCGTGACTCCAAACTTGTGCCCATGGTAGGTCTTCACCATCTGGCTCAGGAAGGAATCGGACTACTGCGTAACCGTTTCCAGACTTATCGACCCCAGGTTTCCAGAGTCTCTCATCAGGTCCTGCGCCCTGAGGTTTAGACATCTTCTCAATCTGTTTGGTAAGCTTGTCAAAACTTCCAGACTTTTTCTTAAGCGATGCGAATGACATTTGTATTTCTCCGTTGTGGTTTTTGTTTTGTTGTATTTGCCACCGTATTATGATGACATATTATTTAGGAGTTGTCAACCCCTTGTTTCGAGGTGTTATATATGATTATCTTCTCTCCATCATGAGTAAACAACAATTCATCGTCTGCATCCCATAGCAACTCCTCGAATAGGTCATTGAGTTTCTCAGCGTCTTCGTATAGTTGATTAGGATTCGGCATCTTTTAATTCTTTTCTCCAAGCTCTGAGTTTATCTTCCATCTGTTGTAGTATCAGCATGAGATTTAGTCCTCCCGAATACTGTGCAGATAAAGTATCTATCTTTTCTTTAACAAAACTTGCTTCCTCATCGTTATCATCTCCTGATATATTATGTGAAGCAAGAGCAAGACGTGAGTAAAATACTTTTTGTTTTGCAATCAACTCGAGTGTCTTTTCTATGTGCTCTAGTCTCTCCTTAGGAGAGAAGTCAGCAAGTCCTGCTGATATTTTTAGTAGTTGTGTATATGTCTCCTGTATGTCAGTTAATTCTTGCTGCACTACATCGGATTCAAAGAAACTTTCGTCGGAATTCATAGGTTTAAAACTGCTTTACTTGTACGTTTAATATAATTTAATCTTGCTGCATCCCATTGTATTTTATCTTTGAGTGGTTTAGATATCAACTTCTTAACTGTAGTGACATCTATCTCTAACTCTTCACATATGGATGTAACTGCTTCAATGTAATTGATGAGACCACTGCTATCTTTAACACGATTCTCAACAAGAGCGGTAAACTTACCCTGAGTCATAAATTTTTCTTCAATTTCTTTCATGATGATAATCCCTCAGTGTAATACCTGTAATCTTTTATCCAATCAATGAGGGTATTGATGTAAGGGACTTTGTCATACTTCTCAACCACCTGTGTCTGTCCATCTTCTGCAACAGATATAGTGACAAGTTTATCAACCTCTATACCAGTTAACTCCCAATACATGTAAGCATATGCTGCTTCTTGCACGAAGTATTTCTCTAGGTATTTCTCTTTCTTTAATGTGCCAGTAGTTTTAAAGTCAATGATTGCT